TACGATTTATCTGGGTCAGCTAGATAAAAAGTATTGACATTATAGTTATTTATGATATAACTATATGTATCGTAGTTTAACGCAGCCCCTATATGGATACCTGCGTTAGCTATATCCCCAAGCAAACAACAGTGGCTTACGGACTTACCTAATACGTATGGCCCATTTACGCTACAGCGTATAACTGATCATTTTACGCTATAACGTATATGCACCCATAAACGATTAGCCTCCAGTAGAATATCTGTGTGTTTCGCATCTGTTACTGCTAATATAAGGAGAAACCATAATGGCGTTTTCATCAGCAGCAGGTCACGGTAATTTACCTAACGGCAATTTTAGCCCAGTGATCTATTCCAAACAGGTGCAACTTGCTTTCCGCAAGGCATCTGTTGTTGAAGCTATCACAAACTCTGATTATTTTGGAGAGATAGC